ACTAATACATCTTTTAGTTTTGTTGGAAAAGGCACACCTAATATTGTTGCATTTTCTAATATAGAAATACCTTCCATAGCAATATAAAAATATATTACTAAAGTTCTAAATATCCAGCCTTGACCTAATAATCTATCCAAAGCTACTGCTAATATAAGAATAATAATTATAGTAAATTTCTTTTTAAGACCTTTGAAACCTGTATCTGAACTCAATTCTTTGTTTTTAGTGCCACACATAAGTCCTAAAATAAAATCTAATATCATGCAAGTAATTAATATTTGTAATCCTACTTCCCATGAACCAAATAACCATGTACATATTGTTCCTAGTATTGCTCCAAAGCTGCTAAACATATAATCTAATCTTCCCATTTGTTCTACCTTCTTTCATAATTTTTTTTGCAAAATAAAAAGCACCTTTGGTGCTGGGCTTCTTATATTATTCATATATAAAATCTCCTATTTAGTTAAATGCTCTTGTTTTGATAAATATAAATATATAAAAAATGTTATCAATTATATTCCCAAACGTTGCTAAACACAACATTATTGTAAAATTCAAATTCAAAAACATTGCAATTATTGAACCAATTATTGTTGCTACAGAATAAACTGAATTATTATTGTTATCGAAATGCTCTCTTTTTTCTTCTGAATTGTATCTAATTGCTCTTAATTTTATTCCACCACAACATATATTTCTCGTTATAATTGCAAATACAATAGTATCTAACAAGTAGTAAACTACTATGTTATGTGTTATTATTGCATATATTGTTGTCATTATTCCTAATAATGTTTCTAATACACAAAATATAGGATAATATTTAAATAGTTCTTCTGATTTTTTGTTCCACAATGAACCAAAAATTATAATGCTTACACAATTTATAATCTGATTAAGTGCTATAAAGGAATCAGATGCAACAATCATTAATTCCTTATGTATATAAGGGTAGGTTGATGAATAAAATATTGTCGTCAAAAATGTTGCTAATAACATTCCATCTATGTTAATATGTTTTTTTCATTATTTAATCTCCTTTTTACATAAGAAAAAAAGACTGGAGCTTGTCCAATCTCTTTAATGTTTTAAATTGTTCTAAAGATATATTTTTATCTAAAGGTATATCAGAGAGATAAACTTCTCTTTCTCCTTTCTCTTTAATAAAATCTTTTACACATTTTAAAGCTGATTCTAAATCTTTACAACTTCCCCATGTAGTCCAATAACATTTATTATCATCTTTAAGCAGGTATCCGATTTTATAATCGTTTTGAAACATTTTTAATTTAATCCAATTTGCTTTAGATATTAATAGTGGTAAGTGCATATTTTTCACCTTCTTGATTTAGTTCGCAATTTGGGTCTATTGAGAATTACATAGTTTTTATTTTATTAGCTATCAATGTACCTAAATGTGGATAACCTACTGATGCATTTAAGTGTACTAAATCTACATTATCTGGGTATGGAGCAGTTGCACTAGCTGGTGTTTTCGCACAATATATGTCCCATGTAAATTTCCCAATTCCACTATTATGCCATAAATCCAATACTTCTATATTGTTATATTCAGCGACTTTCTTTATAATATTTGAAATGCCCTCTAATGTTCTTCCTGTCCCTAAAGGGTATTCTCCATATCCATCTACATTAACGTACCCATAAGTCCCTACACAATGAGGCGTGATAAACAATATTTTACATTTTAAATTCTTTGCTTGAGCTAATAAAGAATAAATAGAATTGATAACATATTGTACTTTACCAGCTAAAGTATTATTAGTTGGATAAATATCTCCTATTTCCCCGTAAGTCATATGTCTTTCGTTATATCCTGCATAAACTATTATTAATTTCTTTCCTATAACATCATCAACACTCAATGGTCTTAATGCACCACTTGCATCTGTTTCATTGTCATAATCACCATCTTGTCCATTTTCTCCATCTATAAGGTCAATGTAACCCTTCCCACCTTTTGCATGTGTGGTTATATTACAACCTAGTAACTCCGTTACTTTTAGTTGCCATTTTTTCGCACTTGTCAAACTATCTCCTATAGCTAAAATTTCAGCTCCATTCCAGTTGTTAAAATAGAAATTAAATAATTCTTTTTTATAATCATCACTTAGTGTATTAGCTACATCGGCTATCATTTTTATAGCATTTACATCTGTTACAGTGTTAATTTCTACTATTGTTTGTGTCAATTTAATTTTTGCTCCACTTGTACTAGATTTTACAGAAAGGGCAACCCCTGCATAAGTATCTACATCTGTACCAGTTGTAACAGTATTAACTTTTGTTACAGAGTTCCCAGCTACTAATGCAATATTACTTTCTATAATATCACCATTTGCTGCGATTGCTCCACCGCTTATCTCCGCCTTATATGTAAGCATAAGACTTACTGTATCATCTACATCACCAACATTTTCTATAACAGAAGTTATCTTATACTTTTTGTCCGCCGTATTTGGGAATATCCAACCCCACGCACCATACTTTGTGTTTGTTGTATAGGTAAGACTTGTTCCATCTACTACCTTACTTGTGCTATCAACGCCTACTATCATATATTTAGATATAGCATAGCTATCCCCATCAACTTCTGTAGTAGTTGTTTCTTTTTTAAATTTATTTTGTAACTTATCGTCTAACTTATTAATATCAACGCTTTTGTCACTTAAACCTATACCTTGATATTGTAAACTACTTTTTTCAAATTTGTTAAGACTGGAATTATAAGTATATATATAACCATCTGTGAGATTTACATAATTTTTAGTTGTATCCATCATCTCAGAAATGGAATTAACAAATGAAGGTGTTCCACTACTTATATTAGCTACATCATTTTTGTTCGCCTTTTCGTCCATTTGCGAACTTAACTCTGTTTGTTTCTTTTTTATACTATCCATAAAGTCATCTATTGCTTCATCGATTTTAACAAGATTTAATAATTCTACTATCTTGTTATTTACTTTTTCAGATTGAAACACTTTTTCTACTACAACCAACTGCACTGGAAAAGTTGTCATAGTGCCATCTTTAGTTATTTCAAATTCGAGTTCTATTTTGCCATTTACATTTGTGTACGAATTATCCACATCACATGTAATGGTGTTCTCTTCAATTTTTGCGACTTTTGTTAAAGGGGTCCCGTCCGCTTTTGCTATATTTAGTTTTGCAGTAGCTCCTGTAAGAGTATACGCAACACCGTTTTTAAGCACATTCATTTTAACTTGTAAGTCGTCACCTTGCATACAGGCTTTGTATTCATACACTTGCTTATCTATATCTGTATTGTATATTATTTCCCTCAAATTACCACCTACTCTTGTTTATTTTCTAAATTAGTTAGCCTTGTATTAATTGCGTCTAGTATATTACTAAGCCTAAAAACATCTGTTCTCCCTTGCCATGTTGTTGTTATATATAATTCTTTAGCTAATCTTATATCATTTTTAGAAAAAGTTGCCCATGTTTTCAGGTTGTTCATGTTGTCATTTTCGATACAACCTATATTTACTTTTCTATTGTCTGCTTCTGCTCCACAGCAAATGTACATATTGTTATTTCCTGTAGCTATTGCAAGCAAGCCTAAAGGTTTAGTATAGTCATTTCCATACATAACAAGGTCTTTATAATTAACCATCCCTATATTCTCGTATGCTTGCAAAGGTTCCCCTACTTCGTTGTCTAAAATTTTATTTTTGTCAAATCTAATGTATGGGGAATATGTACTATTATTTTCGTACCCTAAACTTATCGCAGAAGTGGACCCATGCCACAATTCTATAAATGGTTTATCTTTTCTAATATTTCTTGTAGAACCTAAGGAACCAATGTAAGAACCGTCTTTATAATCGTAGAATTTCAATTGGTTATTTTCCATTCGCATGGCTATTTTGCCGTTGTTGTAGTATTCTGCCCCTCCGCTTTTGCTTAAATCAATTTTGAAAGAGCCATCTACATTTTGTATTAAGACTGTCATAAGTTTTCCCACAAGCCAATCTGCATATACAAGTCCAGCAGTTATAAAAGTATTCCACTCCCAATCTGTATTAGTAGCATTTCTCTTGCTAGCAATTTCTAGCCCTACCGTTCCTATTGCAGTAGCACCAAAAGTTGGACTTTCTGGGTCCAAATCCTCAAACAGAATCGCTCTTACATCTTGTTTCTGTGCAATATCCTTTTGTGCTTTAAGCTTAGTATTCAAGCCATTTACAACACCCTGCAACTTGTTAGCATTTACTGTTCCGTTAGAATTTAGGATATTTTCTACTCTTGTTGCTACATCGGATTGCTCATCAAAGAAATTCTTAGTTACATCTCCAAGAGTTAGACTTGAATATTTTTTAGAAATCATGTTCCATTCTAAAGCTACACACCTCGCTTTAGTTTCTATTCCAAGCCCTATATGTTTACAATGTACTGTGTCACCTATAGATACTGTTTCTAGTACCTTATAGTCCTTATATGCGGTAGTGGAAGCTAAATCTTCCATAGCGACGGAATATGTGCACGTTGGAAGGTCTAAACCTCCCTCAAAAAGTTCTTTGCACCTTTGTTTCATGGCATTTTGTGCTTCTGCAAGGGTATTGTACCCATCTTCATCATCTTTATTTTCCTTTACTTTTATATCTTGCATTTCTACAACTTTTGCTTTAACTTTTGCATATTTATTTATATTAGAACTATCTACCCAAGGCTTATCTCCATCTAGCATTATTCCGTTGTAGCCGAGTGGAATTATTCTTGTTACTGTATCTTCTAGGTTTATCTTTTCTTCTATTTCTGTTAGGTTGTAGCCAAACTCTGCTCTTACTCCGTTGTCCTCTCCTATATGGGAATTGACATATATATCAAAGTTGTCATACAGTCTTTCTCCTCCCCACCTATTTACAAAAGAGTTTTCATCATCTCCTGCTATTGCTTCAACAATATTTTTTCTTATGTAGTATGCGGTGTTAAGGTCAACTAAGTTAGAGTGCCCTTTATATCCAGTGCCTTGTAACAAGATATTCAAGGCTTCCTCTCCAGTTTTTTGAGTAGGTCTTACATCTAAAAGTACGGTATCTATTAGGTCGAAAAATATATGTCTTGCATATGCTCTTATACCAGTTAAGGTCTTTTCTGTTTCATAAATCCTAAACAGTTGTTTTTCTGAGTATGGAGTTGGTCCAGCTATAACATTATCTGTAACAATATACTTCCATCTACCTAAGTTGTCGTATGGGTGCTCTAGTTCAATTTCACATGTGCTATTCAATTCCATCTTAAAAATTGAAGAGGTGGGAGTAAGTGTTATGTCTCCATTTACCCCAAAATTTGTGTTCTCATGTTTATATATCTGTATCATCTATAAGCACCTCCAGTTAGGAACTATTGACACCTTGAAGCCACTTGTATAAGAAAATGTATTCTCACCATTTTGCAAATACATATCCTCATAATTTCCTATCAATGCAGTATTTTGCATTGTACCATCTTCTCTGTAGCAAAGCCCTAGTTTAGTATCTATTGTCAAGTTTTGTCCCACATTAGCTTTTATTGTTTTCCTATTTATTTGCATAGAAAAAAAGCCCTCACCTTCTACAATGTAGATAGGCTGGGTTTTCTCGTAGAAATTGTATAGGAGCATAGGGAGTTCTATTGCTCTTGTTCCATCTTCCAGGTACATATAAGGTTCACAAGTAAATACAACTGTGAATTTTCCGAGTTTTTTATACACTCTTTCCGTTGTAGATATTTCAACTTTATTTACTCTATAGAAGTAACCTAAATCATCAGAAAATTTCAATTTATTTTCATTGAAATTATTTATCCACGATTTAGCCTTTCTAAAAGTATCATTCCACTTATTCTTGTCGGAAATGAAGTTGAATTCCACTTCTATGTTTATGTCGTCAAGAAATCTTTCTCTATACAGTTTCCCTCTGCCTTCAATTTCTATTTCTTCATATTGCATTGTTGGGGAGGGAATAGATGGTCTTGTGACTATGCTAATACCAAAATCGGTATTTTTATGCCCATTGAAATAACAAAAATATTTATACAACTCCTAATCTCCCCTTTCCTAAATTTCTTGAATTTTGTTGTCTACTTATATTATTTACTACTTGTTTAGTTGTTTCTGTTGCAATTAGTTTTCCGTCTAAATACGTATTGTTAGTTACATATAGAACGGTTGACTGTGGTGTAGTGGAATTCTTTAATCCTTGCAAGTCTTTTGCAGTTATTCCTGTAGCATTTACTGTTCCAGTTAAGGTTTTAGAAATGTCTAAGTTTACTTTTCCCATTTCATCATCAAATCCTACTCCAATGCCTTGTGCTAGGTATTTTCCAACTTCATCTCGCATTACCCTGGAAGGGGAATGTATATCGAAGGCGTCTTTGATACCATCTGTAAACCCACTACAGAAGTCACTTACTTTATCCTTTAGCCAATTCCATTTGCTTTGTATCCCTTCCCATAGCCCACTTACTATGTTTTTGCCTATTTCTGTTATTTTACTAGGCAAATTTTTAACTGTATTTACAACACCATTAACTAAATTTCTCCCTACCTCACTCGCTTTTAGCTTGACCTCAACTGCCCATATCCCAATATTAACTACTGTATTAGATAGCCAAGTCCATATTCTGCTAGGCAACTGTGCAAACCAGTTCACAACCGAGTTTATAGTTTCGGAAATCTTAGTTGTAACAACGCTGTATGTGTTTAAACACCAATTATTTATGCTTGTATAGGTATTTACTAACCAGTTTCCAATCCTAGAAGGGAGTTCTGCAAACCAATTAACCACACTATCTACTGTTTCTTTTATTTTAGTAGTAACAGTATTATAAGTTTTTAAACACCAGTTATTTATGCTAGTGTAGGTATTTAAAAGCCAAGTCCCAATTCTTCCAGGTAATTCTGCAAACCAATTTACAATATTATCTATTATTTTAGGAAGCTCGTTGACTGTCCATGCTTTGCATTTTATCCCAAATTGTGCAACTTCCCCTATTGCTCTACCTATTGCATATCCAAGTCTATATGGAAGTTTTTCAAAAAAGTCTACAACTCCGTCTACTATCTCTTGTGTTTTCTGGATAACACTTTTCTTAGTTTCTTCCCATTTTTTTATTACCTTATCTTTTGTTTCTGTAAAGAAGTTGCTTACCCTTTCTGGAACAGATGAAATATATTCTACTGTGGACTTTATTTTATCTTTTACTGCATTTTTTAGTTCTTCTAGTTTCCCATTTGTAAGCTTATTAATAGCGTCGTAGCCTATGCTGTAGTATTCTTTTACTCCTTGCATAGCACCAGCTACAACACCTTTTATTCCTCCGCCATTTTTTTCATAGGCAGATTTTATATTGCCTAATTTCTCCTTTGTATAGTCTTTCATGGAGTCTAAAACCTTTGATGTACTTTCTTTTATGCCATTCCACTTATCGCTTACCCAATCTTTTAATTCTCCTGCCTTTTCTTTTATCCAATCCCAATTTTTAATCACAAGAACTCCTACGCCTATCATGGCGATAGCGCCTAAAACCCATGGGTTAAACATTGTTGCAAAGTTAATTCCTTTTAGGAGTTGAAATGCTCCTTTTAGCTTGCTAGCAAAATTTATTAATCTGCTGAATCCATTCACAACCTTACCTACACTACTACTTAAAGTTCCTAACACTATTAATGCAGGTCCTATCGCAGCTACTATTGCACCAATTTTTACTACAGTTTCTTGTGCAGATGGGGATAATTTATTAAGCCAATTTACAAAACTTTGTATTTTTTCTATTATATCTGCAATGGTAGGTTTTAGTACGTCATAAATTTTAAGCCCTAATTCTTCCAATGCGGATTTTAGGGCAGTTATAGAACCTTTGTTATTGTCTTGCATTGTTTTTGCAGTATCAACCAAAGTTCCATCGCAATCTGTTACTTTATCCTTTAAGTCTCCGTATTCTTCCTTAAGACCAGATAATAATTTTTGTAATGTAGTTATTTGTGTCTTTCCACCTATTGCGCTTTCAAAGTTCGTTCTTTGTTCTTGTGTACAACTTGCTAAAGCACTTTCAAGTGTTCTTAAAGTTGCTTCTATACCGATAAACTTTCCGTTAGCGTCCCATGCAGATACACCTAATTCTTGCATTGCGCTAGCTGCGGTCGAACTTCCACCAGTAAGGTTTATCAATAAGGAGTTAAGACTGTTTCCTGCTTCACTACCCTTTAGAGACCTATTCGCTAGTACTCCAAGCCATGTTGCGCCCTCTTCTAAGCTAACGTTTAAGCTACTAAAAGTACCCCCTACAACATTGTAAGCTTCCAACATACCCTGCATAGAAGTATTGGCGGAATTCTGTGTCTTAGCAACAACATCAAGATAATGTCCTAAGTCGCTTACCTTCAAAGATAAACTACTCATGCTATCTGTGACTAGGTCACTACAGGTTGCTAGGTCCATGCTTCCCGCTTCACTAGCACGCAAGATTGGTTCTAAACCTTCAAGCATTTGTTGGGTATCCCACCCAGCAAGCGCCATATATCAAAGTGCATTTGCACTATCTGTTGCACTTTTAGAAGTCTGTGCACCCATTTCTCTTGCTTTTTCCTCAAGACTTTTTAATTCATCTCCAGTTGCACCGCTTATCGCCTTTACATTCGACATAGCTGATTCAAAATCCATTCCAACTTTTGCAGAAGCCGTTGCAACTCCAACTATTGGTGCAGTTATTGTAGTACTTAGTTTTTTGCCTATGCTGGTCATTGTTTTTCCAAAGGAAGAAAACTTTTTGCTCGCACTATCTAACTTTGTGGAAAGTTGGGTAAGTTTACTAGATTGCTTTTCCAATTCATTAGTAGTTTCTTTCAACTCACCTTCTAAAGTATTGTAATAATTTATCGCATTATTAAGTTTTATTGCTAGGTTTTGTGTTGCAGTACTATTTTCTCCAGTAGCTTGTTTTTGCTTTTCATATTGCTCTTTAAGAGTTTTTACTTTCTCTTTCTGCAACTCCATTGCTCTAGTCAAGTATTGTTGTTTATTTTTCAGTTGGTCCGTAGTTGTGCCAAAATTTTTTAAGTTTGAAGAGGTGGCTTTAAACTCGCTTTTTAACACATTCATAGATTTGTTTATGTTCGTTAAACCATTATTAAATGATTTTGAATCCATAGACCACTTTACGACCATTTCATCTACATTTGCCACTCTACCACCTCCTACAATTCAATTTGGTCGCCATAAACTTCATTAGGTTTATTTTTGTTCCCTGAATATTTTTTGTATATAAGTACATCTAAAAAGAAAAGAATATCTGTGTTATCTATCTCTTCTATGGATTGCCCTTGTTCTAAAGCTACGTCATACAGGGATAAAATCAATTGTTCTTGTGAAGAATACAATTCGTCTAACTCGCTTTCTTCGTCAAAGGACGTCGAGCTACCGCCCTCTACTAGTTTTTTATCTTGCTAGTTACCATTTCCATTATGTTCTCAGCAGTTTTTTGTATTTTCACAATTACATCATCTAATTCTACGCCGTTATAGAACTCTTCTCTTGTGAATTGCTTCTCAAAAACATCAACCATGTAATCTACAAGTTTATCAAGATTTTCTTCATTCATCCCTTTGTCCATATCCGTAAAAACCTTTATTACACTTACTGTTTTTCTAAGTAATATACCTTTTACTTTTGTACAAACAAATCTCTTAATTTCTCCATTTATTTCTAATTCAATTTCAATGTTTTTCATAATTAAGTCCTCCTATTATTCTACTGTTGGCGTAGAAGCTTTTTCTGTTGGAACTTCTGTGAACCATTTACTAGCCTTTACTTTATTTGCAGTTTTCCCATTCATATCTAATTCAGCCTTGTGTGTATCAAGTTTTTTGTTTTTATAGCACTTAAATGAGATTTCTATTTCCTGTATAGTAGGCTTGTTTTGTTGTGTTTCAGCCTTTTCTGTTGGAACGTCGAAAACCACATCATAGTACCATGCAAACTTTGAGCCACCGCCAGTTGTTGGCATTTCGAACCCCATGGCATGGTGTTTTACTATTTTATCTCCTGCTGGAAAATACACTCCATCCTTGTCTATTTCTCCACCGAACATCAACACTTTTGTTTCTGGAGAAAGATAATTTAAGACTACTTTTCCTGTTTTTTCTACAGTTCCGTATACAGTTTCTTCTACCTCGTCATCGCTGTACACGTCTTCTGATTCTGCACTTGTTTCAATTTCTATAGAAACAATTCTTTCTGCTTTTTCTGGTGTTTCAACTTCATATGATTCTTTTGTATTACTTGTTACACTTGCTAAGTGGAAATTCTTAGCCCCTTTAATTCTTGCCAATATAATCACTCCTTTTCTTCATAAAAATAGCACCTAAAGGCTATGTGGTAGGTTCTAGTATCATCTTCATAAAAATCTTGATACGTCACTTCACTAAAAGCGTCCTTAAGTGCTTCTTTAATTTGTTTTTTTAAATTTGTTACATCTTCTTTGCTAAATAAATCTATTTGTAGAGAATAAACTTCTGTTTCTTCCTCATCATTAGAAAAATTTTCGTCATAATTGTTAACTGTAAAAAAGGTTATATAAGTCTTTTCTCTTCCCGAATATTTCCTATATGTACACGGAATTTTAAAAGGAGAAAGAGTTTTGATTATTAAGTTATTTATGTTCATTCTTTAGCTCCTTTCTTATCACCTCTGCCATTTCAGAAATGCCTTTTTTTCTTTTGTTTTCAAATGCTGGACGCATGAAAGGTCTTGCAATTTGTCCTCTGCTTGTGCCATACTCGTAAAACTTTAAATAAAAAGCTTCTGAATTGTCTTCCTTATTAATTCCTATTTTTACAGTTTTAACACCTTTTATTTTTTTAGGTTTAGAGGCTTTAAGATGGCTTCTTGCCTTACCAGTGCGTACTGGGCATTTGCTTATCATCTCTTGTAGTATTGGTTCCGCTCCAGCTTCTAGCGCCTTATCTTCTATTTTAGAAACTTTTTTGCCTAGTTTTTCAATTTTGTTTTGGAATTCTTCTATGCAAGAAAAATCTAAATCAAAGTTACCCATACAATCCCTCCTTTAAGCTACAATGTAGCTCTATATTTTCTGCTCCAGTCTTGTATGTTCTTACTACTTTATAAGTCTCTCCATCGTAAACTAAATAAGGTTCTTTTTCGTAATCAACTTGTTTTATTTCTAATACAATCTTGATTTCTTTTCCTGCTTGTGATGATTTGTAGTATTCGTCACTCGTCACAGACTTTTCATTGCAGAATACTTCTTTTAGGTCAAAAGTTTCCTCTTCAACTCCATTCTCATTTACTATTATTTCTAATTTTGCAAGTTCAACTGTATCATTCCACATTGTAGTCACCACACAAAGACAAAGAAATTTTTAGCATATCGTAAGATTTTTGGTACTTTTCAGAATCCTTATTATCAAGTCCAAAGTTTGCTTTGCAATATAGTTTTATAGCTTGTTGTATTAGTGGGTCTGTATCTTCTATTTTTCTTACTCCGCTAAGACTTAAATCTGCCTTGCAAGCTTCTATTAAATCTACTATTTCATCATCAAGTTTGTCACTTTTAATTCTCAATGCAAGTTTAACTCTTTCTAGCATAATATCACCTCACTAGAAAAGAGTGCTATATTAAGCACTCTTCTTAGTAACTGTTACTAAACTGTTCTTATCCACAACTTTGCCATCTACTAGCATAATAGCTTTGGTTATTTGGTCGTCGGTGTCATTGTCTTCGTATCTCTTAATTGTCATATTTAAGTTTGTATTAAGTATATAATCTTTAGGGTTAAATAAGAAGGCAACTATTGTGTTTGAAGAAGGTGAATCTGAATAAGAATCCATATAGTCATTTAACACAACTGTTCTGCCTAAAAGAGTTCTTTCCGGTCTTCCGCCTATACCATAATTAACTCTTGCAATAGGTTGTCCTGCACTATCTGTCATTCCTGCGAATTCCATAAATGTTTTCTTGGTCATAAACCATACTGCTCCATTTTCATAGGCTAGAGGTAAGGCACTTTCTGCTTTTACTAAAGTGTCATAAGTTACCTTGCCAGTTTTTGCAATATCGACATTTTGACCTGCTACTACTGTTTCTACAAGGATACCTTTAGGTTGTCCACTTCCAGAACCATTTATTATAGACTTTTCTAAAGCTTTTGTCATAGCTTCTACAACATTGTTTACGAAAGTTGTTTCAAAGAACGCTAATGCCATTGTATCTACTTCAAGGCTCATAGAAATTGCACATCTTAACTTATTGTATCCAAAGCTTATGTAAGAAGTAGTTTTCTTTTGCTTATCGCTTCCTTCGCCTTCCCCTACCCATGTTGCGACCGGTTTAACTTGAGATGTTGGGATTTTCACACCGCCCTTGTAAGAAGTTCTAGTTATTAATGGAAGTATCATCCCTGTAGCTTCCATTTTCTCGATTATCTTGGATAATACTGTTTCTGGGATAACTTCTCCTACATCAGTTGTCTTTGTGTTACTATTTTGATTTTTAAATTCTTTTGGAATGCTTGCACCATTTACAATGTAGTTCATAAATGCTTTTCTGTATTCTTTAGTATTTGTATAATCGTCTTTAACTTCATTATCTATGCTGTCAACTACTGTTCCTTTTACACCATCAACACCTAGGTTATTTATATCGGTAATTTTAGCATTGTCTTTTAATGCATTTAGGTTGGCCATTGCAGTCGCTTCATTTTCAAACTTATCGTCTAAGTCTGTAATTTCTTTCATTTTGTTTTGAGCTTCTTCTATTTTGCCTTCGCTTATTAAGTTTTCAGCTTCGTTGTAAAGCCCATTTCTCATTTCTAAATATTTTTCTTTATTCATATTTTACACTTCCTTTTAGTTTTATTAATTCTAATTGTGCTTTTAACTTTTCTTGTATAAAAAAATCAACCTCCTCAAAACGGCAAGGTTGATTGATTGGCTCATAATTTTTAAATTTATTTATAAGGTTATTGCTTAGATTTATAGAATTGCACATTGCACTAGCTTGATTTCTTAATAAATTAACCATGTCACTATCTATTTTGTTGTCAGAATACATTATCTCATCTACTAAGCCTATTTCTAAGCATTCATTAGCAGTTAGCCATGTTTCTTTATCCATCATTGCTTTTATTTCTTCCTCTGTTTTTCCAGTTTTTATAGTGAAGGCGTTTGCTATTGTCTTATTAGCTTTTTTTAGTATTTCTGCTGTATGCTCCATATCCCTATAGTCTCCATTAGCATTGCAAGATACATTGTGTATCATAAATTGCGCTACTGGAGACATTTTGCACTTACCTGCCATTGCAATTACCCCTGCTATACTTGCGCATAGTCCATGTATTTCTATAGTTACGTTCCCTTTGTAATTTCTAAGCATATTGTAGATGTCACACCCAGCAAACACATTGCCCCCACCAGAGTTTATCCTTACGGTTACGTCGTCGCCCATAGCTCTATCAAGTGCATTTTGTATCATTTTAGGAGAGACAGCTTGTATCCCATACCAGTCATAAATCCATTCAGCACCGCTTTCAACAACTTCACCTTTTAAGTCTACGTATTTCAATATTATTCACCTCCTCCTACAGTAACAGTATCTAATCTTCTAAGAGGCTCATCTCCACCTTCTACTGGCGGAAGGTTTAGAATTTCTCTCCATTCATTTGGTGTCATTGCTCCTCTATCCACCATAGCTTGCAAGCCTAACTTTGTCTGCATTGAAGCGTATTGGAGATTGTTTGCATTAAAAACAATCCTATTTCCAAAGCCTCTTTCTCGCCTACTAAATATTTTTCTAGTGAATTCGTTTGAGAGTTGCATTGCAAGAGGTTCTATTTCACTTTCATAATAAGCATTCCACTCATCTTCGTTGTAATTACTTTGAATTACATGCTCGTTTGTATTGAAAAAGTTGTATATCCTTGTTGTAGTTCTATCCGTTTGAGAAGCATTAGGCACATAGTCTTTTGGGTCAATTTGTTGTGCTTCACACTTAGAATCCACGCCCGCTGCTCCTGTACCATTTCCTATATCAAGAAATTGTTCAACAAATTCATTTGTTTTTTGCACAATGTCTTCTGGTCTTAACGCCCCAGTAAACTTAAGTAGCCACCTTATAACACCACCGTTTTTTATAGCATTTACAATTCCTTGGTCACTTGTACTTACGATATTCATAAGTGGCAATAATGCCTCTTTTGGGCTTGTACCAAACACATCATTATCGTTAAAGTCTTGTCTTATATGGATAATGTCTGAGTAAGGATATGTTACTCTCTTTCCATTTTTGTTTATAAATCTTAAATACAATAAACCTTGCTTATCATATAAGGCTTCTGCAGAAACACAAGGAATATTGTACATTTCTGTTACGTATCCATTTTCGTCTCTGACTAAAAGTGCAAAAGCATTGTTATTTAAGGCTAATTGCATAGCCATTTTTTCAAAAAATACTTGACCACTCATATAAGGGTTTGGTTCTTCAAGCAAAAATTTTATATAAGTTTCCGGATTTACCGAAAAGCCTTCTTGTTTATTGTCTCTAAGATGTTGAGGCTTTAGCTTTCCTATTGCCTTTACCTTAGGTCTTATACATGCTCTTACAATATCGGACTTGTACAAAAGCCCATTCCAAGCATAGAATCCATTTCCTCTATCTTCTACCATTTCAAACCTTGTTGTAGTAGGATTCTTGTTTCTAAATTTGTTTAAAAATGTTCTTATCCCCATATTTTCCTCCTAGATAATACTTTCGTATTCTTCTTTAACTCTTTCATATTGCACGTATGCGTCCAAAAGTGAAGCTAACCCATCAATACGTCTTCTTTGATTGCTAGTTTTGATAGGCTGAATGTTATCATTTTTATCTATATCTACTGCGGTATTTGTAAGGCACCACTTTAGGATTGGGTTGTTGCTGTAGTTTATTATTTTCTTTTCTAAATCTGCCCCTAATGCTTTCATTGGTCCAGACAAAGTTTTCTTTCCTTGGATAACTGGCTCCCATGTATTCTCTCCAAAAGTTTCCTTCATTTCTTCTATCCAGTATGTAGCACTCCATGCGTCATAACCTCCACTATAGATATAAATATCTAATTCATTCTGTACCTCTAAGAACCATTCTGTTATATGTTTGTAATGTACCTTGTTTCCTGGCGTTGTTCTTAAAAGTCCATGTTCTTTCCAAACATCATAAGGTATTTTGTCCTCCTGCACTCTTTTTTCTAACAAGTCCTCGGGTAAAAAATACATCTGCATAACATATATTTGTTCATCTTTTGGGACCTTAAAGAGAATAGTTGCGCAGGTTAAGTCTGTAGTTGAGGATAAATCAGCCCCACCTATACCGTACCTCGGCTTTAATTCTCTAACATTAAATGTATTAGTATTATTTATTTGTTCAAAATTGAGCCATGCTTCGCTAGAAGTTTCTCTTATATTAAACTCTTTACATACCAAATTTTTAACTAAAAGAGGGTTCTTCTTGGCTTTTTCAACCTTTTCCTTTAAAGTTCTTAAATTCTTAATTGTGCCTAGTCCTGGATTAGCCTTTTGCCAACATTTTTCATCTATCCACTCACTTCTATTGTCAAGCTCGTAGATAAAAAATATGCTTCTTTCATCTTTATAGCCCTCTTTGTCTTCATAACCATTTATCAGCATTACCGCTTCATCATATTTCATGTCGTATATGTCTTCTCTTATTGTTCCAGCGGTTGTTGTTACAAATATAAGAGGTTGTTCCCTAGCTGTTACGCCGTCTGCAATTATGTCATACAAGGCTTTCCCATCTTTCCACTGATGTATCTCGTCCATTAGTGCTCCATGTACATTTAGCCCGTCTAAGCTATCCTTATCACTTGCAAGAGGCTTAAATACTCCATCATTGAACTCACTATCCATTTCTGCTACAAGTGGCTTAATTCTCTTTCTAAGGGAAGGAGATTTTTTAACCATTCTTTTAGATTCTTGCCATATAATTTTAGCTTGGTCTTTTTTTGTAGCAACGGAATATATTTCGGGTCCAGGTTCTCCGTCTGCAACCTGTAGGTATAAACCGACACATGAAGCTAAAAGAGATTTACCATTTTTCTTGCCTATAATCAATTCCGCAAACTGGTATTTTCTTATTCCATCTATATTAATAAAGCCAAATATAGTGGCTAACATAGCCTTTTCCCATAATTCAAGAATTACTGGCTTTCCTCCCATTTTCCCTTTAGAGTGTCTACAGAAATTCTCAATAAATTCTATAATATGATTCGCCCTTTTATTGGAATAAAAAAACTCCCCAGGATTATTTAAGTCATTTATAACTTTTTTATAAGTCCTGTAGAGTTTATCACATACTATTACTTTTTTATTTTGGATTTCTTGCCAATACTCTAATATTGGATTGTAGTTTTTAGGATATTTAATCATACATCCTCACGCCCATATACAAACTCGTCGAATCCGTCACTAACTTCTTGCTTGGCTTCTTCGATTGTTTTAGGGAGGAGGTCTGTAAGTTGCTTAATAGCTTTTTGGTATGCAGTATTCATAGTGTTATATAAATCTGCCGTTGGTCGTTTTCTTTCATATGGTTCCTGGTGTTCTCCTTGTTGGAACATCTCTACAAATCCGTTTTCATCAAGGTCTTTTTCAAAATCCTCTAAGGTTACTCGCAAATAAGCTGCTCTTTGGATTAACCCAGCCACAGTATTCTTCTTTTTACTTTCTATGTCTTTGTAAATACCTCTAAGTCTTTTAACTTCATTATCAATTCTTCTTTTTTTATCCATTTGCTTTCACCTCACTTTAAAAAATTCTAAAAATCCCACGGGGAGGGGGTACTGTAAAAACTCCTTGTGCATTTTTTGAATGTGCACACCTCGGTCTATGGAAAATTATTCCTAATTTGTTTTAGGGGGGAGTATAGCTTTCTACTAAGTTTCCGTCCTCATCAAACATTAAACCTTCTACAGTGTTTTTCCTTCTGTTGTGCCTTTCACTATGGCACTCCTTACATAACAATACTAAGTTGTCTTCACCTAGTGTTATGTTTGGGTCATTAATATTTTCTGGAGTTAAAAAAACTATGTGATGTACCTCTTTACCTACTGTTAGCTTACCTTTGCAGTAACAATCTTGGCACAAGCCTTTATCTCTTTCATAAACGAGTTGCCTTACTTTCTGCCATTCTTTAGTTTTGTAAAAAGCTTTACTGAATTCCCTAGCCATGCACTAACTCATTACTTAAAGAAGAAGGATGTCCCATACAATATTGCAGTTATAAGCGGATAAACCCACGTTTTCTGCTTTTTCTTGCAATGGCTGTCTTCTATTATTATTATTCTAACTATAAGTACAGAAAGTAAGAATCTCATGTTATTCACTCCTAATTTTTAACATAATAAAAGCACCTACCTAAGTAAGTGCCTATAATTTCTTATTCTTTTAAACTTGGAAGTATGTACGTGTCACTAGCATTATCTACTATCTGATTGCCTACAACTTCCTTATTCTTTATTTTATTAATTAATTCTTTATTGACAGTAAAGCTTATTACTTTGCTTTCTTCACCATCTGTCATATCAGCTACAGCCCAATATTGAATCTCGTCATACTTATCGAATCCTTGGTTAAGTATCAAGTCTTCTATATTGTAGCCATTTTGGTCTATCGTTGTTTTATTGCTTGTACTTGGCTCTATCTTAGCCTTTACAACGACCTTATTTTCAGCTTCGTTAATGTCAAGTAATTCTCCAAACTTTAGCTTTACTTCACTATTGTTCTCTGTAGTGCTTTCTGATTTACTGTCTGCCATTCCTTCTTTAAGCCCATCTTTAAATCCTTCGCTAGCACCACATCCTACTAATGCTCCAGTAATTAATGCTGTTGCAATCAATCCCAATATCTTCTTTTTCATAGCAATTCCTCCTATCTTAAACTAATACTCAAAGCAATGGTCTTCCCCATCATAATGATTTAAGTATTCATAAGTGTCTTCGATAGGTTTATTGCATTCAGAACATACGTCCCATTGTGCAAAATCATTAGTTTCTGTGTAGGTTTTTGTGCAATTTTCACAAGTACAATATTCAATTCTTCTCATTTTATCATCCTCCTATTATTTTGTTGTCTATAATTAATTCTACAAAATATTAAAAAATCCTCTAACTAGTCAAACTGCTCTACTAGTTAGAGGCAAAATCAAGGAGGTCACAAAAGTTAATATGAAAACATTAATCTTTTGCACAATACCATTATAAATTTTTGACAATGACATTACAATGACATTTAGTGACATTTACATGACATTTAGTGACATTTGGTTCCTAAAATTCCCCTTACCATGTTTAACCCTTTACCATGCAATCTTAAGACTTGTCTTATATCTGTATATCCCATTTCTTCTGCAATATCATCAAAAGACTTATTGTTTACATATTTTTGATACAGCACATTGTAGCACTTAATATCATGTACTGTATCTATAGTGCTAATTACTTCAAGCTTAATTCTTTCAAATGCTATTATATCGGCTTTGATTTCGTTTTCTATTTCAATTATATCTGCCACATCATCTCCTATACTATCTCCACTTTCTCGTGATGTTTGCACCTTTTCATTGTAATTCAGCCTCTTTAGTGAAGTTGCCATATCCCTTATATGTGCTAACTGCACTTTTTTGTTCTCTATTTTAAGCTGGTAAACTTTGATTTGGTTTAAATATTCCTTTACTGTCATACATTCCAACCTCTCTTTCTAAGTTTTTCTATATGCTTTTGTTCTGCTTCCTGTATTTCCTGGAGTGTAAAGTTTCTGATTTGAAGCAAATTTAAAGAAGCTTGTACTAGGTCATAAAATTCTTCTAATTGGTTTTCATCTCCCGTTGCATTAATAAATTCATACATTTCCTCAGCAACTTTTATTATCTGCCCTTTCTCATTTGGAAGTTTATTTCTATCTAAAAATCTTATTCCTATCTTCACATATCTTCACTTTCCTTTACGCTTTCATACTCAATTTCACTCCATTCTTTCCCATTATTCTGTACAAGCAATTTAGCTCTTGCTGGTGTCACAATATCTGCAACGTTAAAACTTTCCCTATAGCCTTTCTCATATCTAACTACTATAAGATTTTCGGTAATTCCGACAATTCTTCCCGTCTTTTGTTTCTTCTTCCTTTCGCTTGTAGTAACAACTCTTACCTTGTCTCCTATATTAGCCAAAAAAATATACATACTCTTCGTCTCCTTCTGCTTCAACTATCTCAATTTCTAATCTTTCAACTCCAGTAGTCCACCTCTTGATAATATGGTTTTCTACAACTTGCTTATCATCTTCATATGCCACTTTATTTAACCCGTCCATAACCGCTTTTAAGCAATTATCTATATCTGGTTTCTTTGTTGGCAATACCTTATTAAGCCTATATAATTCTCTATTGGATTTCTTTGTGTTCTTTGGAATTGCAAATAGCATTGTAATATTTAATACTACTGCTCCTTCTATCTTTTCTCCTCCTGCAATTCTAAAACAATGTGCTATATAGTTTTCATATTGCTTAGTTTCTAGTGGAGTGTACATACTTGCACTTTTACTAGACCACCTTGGTCTAGCTTTGCCTTTTATTTTGCCTTCTACTACAAATTTCATTTATTTCTCCTCCTTATACCATTCATTAGGAATTTCTACTGATGGGTGTATTCTGCAACATTCCCAAATGCTACTTATGTGTTCCATTTTTAATTTTGTAAAATCATCATCTTTGATTTCAGAAACTTCAAATGGACACTTAGTATTAAGCTTACATTTCACAAAGTATCTATTTTCCCACTTTCTATCTTCACAGTATTTTACTTGAACCTTAGTCCCTCGTGGCACTTTACTCCAGTCAATCTCCCTTTTGAATTCTTCAAAAGTAGTATCAAACATTTCATTGTAGTAGAATAATGAGTTTTCCCATTCAAGTCCAGTACAAGTAAATAATCTGCCACTATTTCCAACCTTGAAAACTCCATTTTGTTCTACGCCTTTATAGAAAGCCCTATAGAATTTTCCTACTTGTAAATCTTGTATTTTAATCTTGTTCATATATATCTCCTCCTACTTTACATAATGTTTTGTTATGTTATATTTAATAATTCCTTAAATATTGCTTCTAGAATTGGGACTGGCATACTATTGCCAGCTTGTTTGTATAGAGTTCCATTCATTTTTCCTAAAGTACCTGGGTTTGCTCTTAATGCTGCTTCAAAATCTTCATCAGTAAAACCTTGGAGTCTCCAACATTCACGTTCTGTCAAGTATCTATACCTGCCATTATTTAATTCTATTACTCCACTATTAGGGCATCTCATCTGCTTAGTTGTAATGGTAGCACAGTAATCTTTTATGACTTCTACTCTACCTTTAAATCCGTTATTGCTACAGTTAATTCTGCTAAGCATACTAGGTTGAGATACAATATACTGTTCTTCCTGTATATCTTCTAGGAACTCTTTTATATTCCTTACAGGTTTTCTTTCTAGGCTTTCAAAGTCGAAGAAAGTTCCATCTAGGCAACTAACTGTGAATACTCTCTCCCTTTTCTGAGGAAGTCCAAAGTCTATGGCATTTAGTATTGCATAATTACTTACATAACCTAGTTTGCTCATTTCATTTTGGTATTTTGTAAAATTGTGTATCATGTGTTTGCTAAGAACATTCTTTACGTTCTCCCAAATTACTATTCTAGGTTTCCATACTCCCATCTGTTTTATTATGTTTATAGTTTCCCACATAAGTGAGCTTCTAGTTTCAGAACCTTCATTTGCTCCTTTTTGCTTACCTGCTATGGAAAAATCTTGACATGGACTCCCATGTATAAGTATGTCTGGTTTTAAGTTCCAGCCCACAACTGTTTGAGGTCTATATTCATATTCTTTTTCAAACATAGCATTGTAGCTTCTTACTGCTTTTTCATCTATTTCTACATAGTCAATAGACTTTACTGGCACTCCTAAATTTCTCAGGGCACACCTTGGTGCTCCTATCCCTCCAAATAATTCAAGTATTTGTATCATATTTTAAATCTCCTCTAAAGATTAATCCACCACTCAAAAACCTCTTCTCCAGTTTTCCAAGTAGTTTCTAATCCTTTTTCTTTTCTAACTTTCAGCATTCTTTCAAATGCTCGTATATAATTTTCTTTGTATTTTGGAAATCTCCTAAAGTCCTCTAGCATTCCTTTCTTTCCTTTTTGAGGACAACCTATGCAACCAACTCTCTTGTATCCCATGTCGTATAAAGGATTGTGAGGTAGATTGTATAGTTGATGAAATTCCCACACTTCTTGTTCTGTCCAATCTATAATTGGATTGATGGTTTTTGTATAGTTCTTGTAGCAAAGCTCCACCATCTTTCTATTATTTTTTCTTCCAGTAGATTCACTCCACCTTACACCTAATACTTTTGTTCTACCCTCTCCACCATACTCTTTTAGTACCTTGCAACAATACCTCATAAGCCTTGTAGGAGGTACTCCTTGCTTCTCTATTAACTTCCATATTGGAATCTCTGGATAATCTATAATACAACCAGGATAAGTTTCTCTAATGTATCTAACTGTCAAGTTACCATTCTTCACATTCCTTTATCAGCTCCGGATTATCGTATATATTTCCAATGACTTGTATAGAATCATCTGGATATTCTCCATTGTCTTTGATGTATTGGTCTATATATTCATTTATGTTTTGCAGATAGCAGCAATCCCTATGAAAATCTTCTCCACTTCTAACTGTGAATTTTTGGCTTGAAGAATCTGAATATTCAACATCATTGAATTCTACTATGTCACCCTCATAAATTTCCTTGCCATTCTTATCCCTAATTCCTGTATATTGCCCTACTGTATTAGGATTTACTAATATTGCTTCTATGCGTCTTGGCATATTCCAATCCGCAAAACTACTTCTAATCATCACATGCTCTATATCTTTCTCTTCTAAACTGTCTCCTAAAGGTGATACTTGTCTTTTTATGTGTTTGAAGTAAGAACCATAGCACCACACGTCTTGTGCTAATGTTTTTGCTCTAAATTTAATCTCTCTACTCATTTTTAGCTCTCCTTTAACAAAATATTTTCTCTTAGCTCTATTTTTAATTTTTCTAAATATCTATCTCTAATAACTCCCATAATAAAATTATTAGGTGCAACTATTGTTATGAATCCTTCTCCTTGTTTTATATTTGATTCCATGAACCATGTTTTGTATCCAACTTCTCCAACAAGGTTAAAGATTTTTTTATGGGTTTCTGTTGGGAAGAAAATAGATGGAGGTTGTGTTATATTTTCTTCTCTTTCTTTCTCCTTCTTTTCATTCTTTTCATTCTTTTCATTCTTTATATATTCTTTATCATTCTTGTTTGTATTTTTCTGTGTTTGTTCTGTGTTTGCTCTGTGTATTTTTGGTGTTTGCTCCGTGTTTGTTCTGTGTTTGTTCTGTGTTTGTTCTGTGTTTGGTACTTTCCCACTCAAACCAGTATTTTCAAGGCTTAGAGGTGTATTATTTTCTTGATATTTTTCATAATTTACTATTTTGATTACTGTTTTAGAAGTATCACTCAAACATTCAATCATTTTGTCACTTTCTAACTGCTTTAAAAAGTGCTTAACCTTGCAAGTTGACCACTTCCATCTCTCAGAAAGTTTCCTTATAGAAGTTACTCTTTCACCTATTTTTACAGTAATCAAACTCCCATTAATCATTACTTTATTTTCTTTATGGTTTGCCATAAGCAGAAGGTCTATCCATGCCTGTCCTCTACTAAATGGCTCACAATTCCATAACCAATGTTCCTGGATATTTCTATAAATCTTTATCCAACCTTCCGCCATTGGCATTCACCTACCTTATTTCTAGTCCCGGTATTGCAACATAAGTTTTTATACCAGTTAGCTCTTCTATTTCTTTTCTAAATCTCTTAGGTTCTCCATTACCTTCACTAATATGAATTAGTGTTATATCCTTTGTTCTGCTTAAATCCCAAGTTTTAAGGGTTTCTTTCAAGGTTTCCAAACTCATATGACTCTTAAGAACCCTTACTCTATATGGCGGAATTTCCTCTAAAATATCCTCACTATAGTTACATTCTATAAGTATGTGGTCCACATTTATAAATGTATTTCTAAGATAATAAGTATCTGTAGCGAATAATATCCTTCCTAATTCTTTATGTTGTAGAAGAAATCCTAAAGGCTCGCTTACATCATGCTCCACATTAAAAGGGACAACATCAAACCCACCTATCTTATATCTTTTTCCATGCTTAACTATGTTGATTCTATGAGTTGCAGAAGACTTAAAGTCAATCCCTTCTTCTGTTCCTTCACTCATATATACATCTATCCCAGCATTCATAATTTCATCAACAACCTTACAATGGTCTTTATGTTCATGGGATACTAAGCACCCAACAACTTTACTTAGGTCAAAATTTAAACCTTTCAAAATATCTTTGTATCTAATTCCACATTCTAATATCAATATTTCTTTTTCAGTTTCAAGCAAGTAACAGTTACCCGAACTGCCACTTGCTAATACCTTAATGCTCATTAGAAAGGTGCTCCTTCAAACATACCTTGTTGTCCTTCAACAACATCTTCCTTAACTTCTTCTTGTGGAATATCTATAACTTCTTGGTTTGCATTATCTTTTATCTCTTCATGTACTTCCTTGATGGTATTTTCCACCTTGTCCTCTGGAACATATTCATTAGTTCTGTTGATAGATTCTATAAGAATATCGCTATCATCAGATGTGCAAACAAAATTCTTACATGCTCTATTTATAACAGTCTTTTTTGCCATTTCATCTGTGAAGTTTTTGTGTGCTCCACTATTTCCTTTAGCTGCGCCTTGGTTCCATGCAGATTTAATTTGACTAATATTCATTACTTCTGTATGAACTGGTCCATCTTCTCCAATCACTACTGCAAATGCTCCTTTAATTTTTGAAAGGTCAACATTTTCAAACTTAGGAGCAAATTTGGTAACTGTTATTGTGCCAGTTTTATAATCATACCCTTCTTCAAATTCATCTCCTTCGTATATTACATGAGCTTTTACATCTTTTACCCCTTCCAATCTTTTAGTCGCCGCTATATTACCTAAGTAGCTCTTACTCAATTGAAGTTTTCCTCCATAAGCAATAAAGTAACATTGTTTTTTAACTGGACTTAATCCTTGTAAGCACATATCTAATAGTGCATTGCAAATACTTACTTGAGAACAGCTTTGTAATACTGGCTTTTTATCCTTATCTACTGTTTCTGAAAGGATTAGAAAAGCACTTTTAAGTGCATTTCCTGGGTTATAGTTTTTTGGGAGCATAATGTTTCCTGTAGCTTCTAACTCCTTTACTCTGCCTAATACATTGTCTGTAATATTCTTTTCTTGTACTGTTGCTATTTGTTTGTTTTCCATGATTCTATTCCTCACTTTCAATTTTTAAAGTTTTATTTTTATTGACTTTCAAGTTGATTATCTGCCCTTCAAAATCAACTATATTGTTAATAGATTCCCTATTATCTATAAATATTGGAGCTTGTACTCTATAATGTTTTGATAGAGTTTTTATAATGCTTAGTCCTGCATTTATTCTTCCTGCTGTATTGACGTTACTGAAAGGCACTCCATCAACCATTGCTTCGCAACATTCAGAAAGTCCTCCATTCACTTGATTATTGAAAAGTTTGAAGGTAACTGCTCCACCAAACTTTTTATTGATACTGCTTTCTAATAGTTCAACTTTGGTTCTTATAAATTCTTCTCCTAAATATAATCTGCCTTCTAGGTCTGCAATCTTAATATTCAATGCCTTTTCCTCTTCTTTCAGTTCTTCTATTCTTGAAAGAAGTTTAGAATTGTTGTCCTTTGCATTTAGTTGCTTGTTTATGCCCTCTAATTGCCACTGTAACTCTTTCTTTTTCTCTTTTAGTATAGAATTGTCTGTTGTTGCAAAAGCCTTTATATTGGCTTCTATAAGTGCTATTTCTTTTACTATTTCCTCCATACCTGGAATAACTAACTTTGTAGCATTATTAAAGCTTTCCTTTTGCTTTTCTAAGCCAAGTAGTTCAGCTTTCTCGCTTTCAATTTCTTTTTCAATTTCTGCAATTTTACACTTATATTTTGTTATCTCAGAAGTGTTTTTGCATACTTGTTCCACAAGCTCTGCTATTTTATCACCAAGTTTCTTGCCTTCATCTGCAATTAAATCTAATGATTTCTTTTTACTAATAGCGAATGTTTCTTCTGCATTTTGCTTAATTTCTTCTATTTTCCCCATATCATAAGGTCTTCCACAACAAGGACAAATAGATTGGTTTTCATCAAAGCTAAATGTACGTTTATTCACTTCTACCCATTCATTTCTAAGTTCTTGTTGTTTATCTTTCTTGTCTTTTATTTCACTATTCAACAAGTCACTTGAAGCTGTTAATCTTGCTATGCAAGTTTCTAGTCCAGAAATGTTAAGAGTATTTACCTGCACCTCTTTTTCTGTTTCAGCTATCTTATTTTCAATACCCTCCAAAGGTTTTTGTGCTTCTTGCGCTGCCTTGATTGCTACTTCATTCTGCTTATTCTTCAATTCAAAAAGTTTATCTTGAAGCTTCAATTTTTCTTCATTTGCTTTTGAACTATCTGCAATTTGCTCTTCCAAGTGCTCTATCCCACCAACTACACTTCTTTTCTGGAATTTAAGTGCTTTCATATCTACTTCCACAATAGAGTTGCTACATTCATCTATTCTGAAAGGAATACTTTTCACCTGGTCTTTTAGCTTCCCTATGCTTGCCTTAGCCCTCTTAATATAGTTGTCTATGCCATCTTGTATTTCATCTCTCAAGGGACTAAGTGAAGGATTGTATTTGATTACATTCTCTTCCTTTGGTTCGCCTGTAATCTCTAGTAGAATTTTTCTTTGGTCCTGCCACTTCATAGTTGGAAAGAAAAGGGGATTTGTAACCATTTTGAACAGGTCTTCATTGATGATACTGTTGATTGTAGTTTGGTAATCTTTTAGCTTAGTAGGTATTCCGTCCACTTCAAATGTTGTTTGAGTCCCTTTTAATTCTGCCTCTGCTTGTCCTCTTTGTTTCACCCATTTTTCAGATAGTGTCCTACTAAATGTTCTTTCATATCCATCTACATCTAATATTGCAATTACATTTGTTTCTAAGCCATGTAATACATTTCCTTGGCTATCTAGTGGCTGTACTTCAAAAGCACTTTTCCCTTGGCTATCTTTCCCAAAAAGTAACCATAAAAAGCCATCAAATATTGTTGTTTTTCCTGTTCCATTTTCTCCAGTGATGTTTGTAATCTTTTCAAAATCAAGGCTTAATTCTTTTACGCCTTTAAAGTTCTTAAGAGACAATTTCTTTAGCAATATATTCATCTTTCTTTTCCTCCTCTTCCTCTTCTTTTATGATGTCCTCTGCGTGTTTTGCAAAAGCTTTAACTGTGCTTAGGTCAACTGCATTTAAATATCTTGATATTAGGTTTTCAAAGAATTCTTTTTCCATGATTCCTTTGAATTCTCCATCATCAGATTTGAGTTCTATTTTATTCCCGACTTTCATTTCTACTTCAAGAAAGCTGGAGAAATCAACTACTACTTCCATTTTCAAATCCTCCTTTGTGTGATATAATATTCTTGATTTTTTTCTTTTTGCTAGAAGAAGAACTTAGGTCTGCTTAATTCTTCCTCTAGCATTTTTCTTTCATATGCCTTTTGTTCTTCTGCCTCTTGCTTATCTAAGTAGGCTCTAAGACCCTTGCCAGTTCCAAAAGGATTTGGCTTAGTTTCTCTTAGCTTTCCATTTTCCCTTGTAAGTCTAAGAGCTGTGCCTCTTACAAATTTCAATTCCACGACTAAATAATTTATTAGTTCTTCTCTGCTAAGGTGCTTATTTTTTCTTATATAATTTACTGCAATTCTATTTCTTGCAATTATTTCAGACCTTTTTAACCTTCTTGCACCTACTTCATCTTTACTCTCTTCAAACTCCTCTACATCATCATCTGATACTTTTACTAAACTTAAAGCCATTAAACCTATAGCTACAAGTACTATTGCTAATCCTATTTCTATCACTTTTATCACCTCCCTTCACCACAATAAATAATATGTTAAGCTTGTACTAAAAGGCTTTTCAGCCTACTTATCCTAAATTCTGATTTTTACCTCTTCTGTATCTGATTCTTTTTGCAATCTTCTAAGTTCTGCTATAATACTTTCTGTTCCATACTTTTCACATAAAATTCTTAAATACAATCTGAACCAATTATCTACTGCTTCTGGTGAAGGTTCATTAACAAAAACTGTTTTATATTCACTTAAATCTCTTCCTTTTCTGCCCATAAAATCACCTCATTCTTAAAATATGCTAATGCTTTGTTCTTAGTCACTGTTTAATAAAAGCTTATTGTTCACTATCCAAAAACTTATTAATCCAAAAACTTATTAATAAAATATTGTTGACCTTTTCCTGTTACCTTAGGTGTCTTACTTATACTTGTATGTCCATCTGCGTGAGCTATTGAAGTTTCTTTTATTTCAAACAATCCTAATTCCATTGACTTTTGAGTAGGCATATTGTAATCTGTTCCTTTTCTACTGATTAAATATTTATTAATTCTAAGCCATTCAAAAAGTCTTCTTTGACCTGTTTCTATTCCATTTTGCTTTAATATCTTTGCAAGTTCTCCAATAAGTATGCTTGTCTTACTTGTGCTTACTGCGTCTGCAAAGATTACTTTAGGAGCATTTAGCTTCTTTTCCTCTTCTAAAGCGAATACTTTAGTTTCTAACTCTCCAACTTGCCTATTAGCAAATTCTAAAGCCCTTTTCATAATCATTTCTGGACTATTCCAATATTTTTCAACTTGAATAAAATATTGTCTTGCTTTCTTGCTTAATTCCTTTGTTTCCTTATTTGCTCTTGGTGCAACTCCTGCTACCATACAAATTTCTTTTGCAAGTTCAACTGTTAAATCATAGCCTATTAAAGTTGCATTGTTGCCTTCCCTTTTAAAGGGGAAGCGAATAAAATCCACATTTTCAATTGCTCCAACACTTTCTATTTGATTTTTAATCCAATCTGAAAAATCTTTTTGAACTAATAAAAAGTCATGTAGTTCTCTTCCATCAACAACTATCCTTCCATTGTTATCTTGCTTTAATGGAATTAATTGATTTTTAATTACTAAACTCTTATCCATCTGTTATCCTCCTTTTGTGTCTTAAAAGACACTTTTTCTGTAAAAAAAAATTTCCATTGCTGTATTAAAATCTATTTCTAATATTTCAATCAATTTTTGTATCTCTGCTCTTGTAAATTCACTTTGTCCATGCATTTTTCTATACATCCCAGACTTGCTTAGTCCTAAGTCATTAGCAAGTTCCTTTATAGTCTTGCCTTTTAAAGCTATTACAGACTTCAATAAGTTTACATTCATCTTTTTTCACTCTCCTCAATATTTATTTTTCTACAATTATGTTGTCTACCTTATCAGCCTTTGGAATTTAGATATGCTTAATTTTGAAATGTTTAAGTTGTCCTGTTTCCTTTAGGACACTTTTAGTATAATGTCTTTTTAGAACCTTGTCAAGCCTTAAAGACACTTTTTTTTATTTTTTTATTAAAAAGTTGCATAAAAGACACCTTTATTATATAATATATATGTAGAAGGAAGGTGAAAAAATATGGAAGTAAAAGACTTAATAAGACAAAAAAGAGAGGAATTAGGCTTAACTTATGAACAACTGGGAAATATAATTGGAGTTGGAAAAAGCACAGTAAGAAAGTGGGAACTCGGAATGATAGAAAATATAAAAAGAGATAATATTATTGCTCTTGCTAAAGCTTTAAATATTTCCCCTGCCACTATAATGGGTTGGGATGTTGAGACTACAGATATGCTGAAAAAAGATGAAAAAGAATTATTATCCAACTATAATAAATTAAATACTAAAGGAAAAGATAAACTAATAGATTATAGTAATGATTTAGTTGAAAATCCTAAATATACATATGAAGAACCTGAAACATTTGCAGCACATTCAAAAGAAAATGGAGATATTGAAGGAAATAATAGAGATATAGAAAAAATAAAGAAACTTATTATGGAAGATAAAAGCCATTAGAGGTGAAGCTATATGACTAAATATGAAAAGTTATCAATTAAGGCACAAAGTCAGTCCTTAAAAGTTGTTGAAGTAGATTTAGAAGCAAATGATGGTTTTTATTGTGATGGATATATTTTTATAAATAAATCTTTAAATGATAAAGAAAAATATTGTGTCTTAGCTGAAGAGCTAGGACACTATGAAACCTCATATGGCAATATATTAGACCAAAATAACATTAGTAATGTAAAACAAGAATTAAAAGCTCGTAGATGGGGCTATAAACACATAGTAACTCTTGAAGGTATAATTGAAGCTTTTGAAAATAATTGTTTAAATGAGTATGAAATGGCTGAATATTTAGGAGTAACTGATGAATACTTTAAAGAATGTATAGAAGATTATAAAAGACAATATGGTTTATCATGTAGGCTTGGTAAATATTATATTACTCTTGAACCTAGGCTTGGGATATATAAAAAATTTGATTTTTAAAAATAGAACTAATTAATATTGAATTTCAAACAATTAGTTATTTATTTTTTACCCTTGTTACAGAACATTAGTTTGCCGTCGTGAGATAAGGAGATGTTATATATAGATAGAATATTAATTAAGAAAATAAAATAATAATTTGAAAGAAGGTGGTACTATGTGATATTTAAATTGATTAAAAGTAATAAACTTATTATATAAAATCTAAAATCTAAAAGAGGAGGTTTTCTTATGAAAAAGATAGCAATTTATTCTCGTAAATCAGTATTTACTGGCAAAGGTGAAAGTGTTGAAAATCAGATTGCTCTTTGCAAAGATTATTGTGAAAAATTTCTTAGATATGATAATGCAGACTATATTGTTTATGAAGATGAAGGTTTTAGTGGAAAAAATATTAATAGACCACAATTTAAACTTTTATTAGATGATATTAAAAAGCATAAGATAGATATATTAGTTTGCTATAGACTTGATAGAATAAGCAGAAGTGTTGCTGATTTTGCAAGTACACTTGAAATCCTTAATAAATACAATGTTGACTTTTTAAGCATTAGAGAAAAATTTGATACAACAAGTGCCAATGGTCGTGCAATGCTAAATATATCAGCTACATTTGCACAATTAGAAAGAGAAACTATTGCAGAAAGAGTTAAAGATAATATGCTTCAGATGGCTAAGAATGGTTATTGGACTGGTGGCCAATTACCTTTAGGATATGATAGCATAAGATACTCTACTATTGATGGAACTGGTAAAGAAAGAAGTTATTCTAAACTAAAAGAAAATATTAAAGAGCTTGATGTAGTTAGGCTTATATATTCTGAGTTTTTAAAAAACAATTCTATTTTAGATATAACAAAATTATTAAATGAAAATAATTTAAAAGGTAAAAATAGATGTGATTTTGATAGAACTCAAGTTAAGAGAATACTAAGAAACCCTTTATATGTTAAATCTAGTGACCTTACAAATTTATATTTAAGTAATAATTATTCTGTTTATGGCATAGCTAATGGAAATGGTTATCTAACATATAATAAAAGTAAAGCTAAAGATAAATGGATTGTTTCTGTTGCTAATCATAAAGGAATTATAGAAGATACTAACTGGCTTTTAGTACAAAAGATATTAGATAATAATGCTACAAAGGTATCTAATCGTACAGGTACTGGTACTGGTGATAATACTTCATTATTTTCAGGAATTTTAAAATGTTCTGAATGTGGAGAAAATATGGTTATAAAGTACAATAATAAAAATAAGTATGGAAACCCTAACTTATATTATATTTGCTCAAGTAAAACAAGAAAATTCACAAGTAAGTGTAAAACTAAAAACTTAAATGTTAAAGCTACTGATATAAAAATTCTTGAAGATATAAAGAGCTACAATAAAGAAGTTCTTATAAAAAAGTATGAAGAATATATAAATGAGTTAATTGCAAATAACAATACTGGATTAAAAGAAAATTTGAAAGAACAAATCAAACATAAAGAAAAGCAAATTAATAATTTAGTTATTAAATTATCCAATATAGATACACCTGAAATTTCAGATATAATATTAAATCAACTAGCTACCCTAACTAATGAAGTTAAGGACCTAAAAACCAAACTATCCAATAGTGATATTCAAGCAGCTAATGTTGAAAAAGCTATAGGAGAATTTAAAAATATAAAAAATTTAGGCTATGTCACAACAAACAGTTGATAAATAGCCATTTTTATAGGGGAGTATCAGAACTCCCCTACAAACTGTTATTTGCAGTTATCTATACTCATTTGGAATTTCGATATGAAGTGTCTCACACAATAACTTCACATCATGTGCATCATTTTCATCAAACTCGTATCCCAGATGGAACATTACTTGACTATATGGTTCAATACAGGAAACCTCTATTTCCTCAATTCTTCCTTTACCCGAAAAAGTTTCTACCGGAAAACAATCCCCATCATAAAGAATTTCACCTTCGTCCGTATATTCAAAACAATGCAAATCAATAATTCTGTTTTTCAAATCTTCCCATACAGTATGGTTCAATGTTGTATATTCCATCTTAATCTCATAAAAGCCATTAGCTTTCATTATTTCTATAAAGTTCTGATAATCGTTCTTTTCTACAAAAATGTCAATATCATTATGGGCTCTTGACTGATATCCAAGAAGAGCATCTACACCCCAGCCACCATCAAGAAAGACTTTAATCTCCGCATCTATTGCAAATTGAAGAATCTGTTTTACATCTGTTATATTGACCATCTTATCATCTCCACAAATTCTAA